CGTGCTAGTGTCGGGTTCTTTTACGTTTAACCTGGCATGCATCTTGTCTAGCTTACCGAGCGGTAAGTGTAAAGGGTCCCGACACTTACTGGCTGGCCGGTAAGCCCATACCAGGCACATCGAGTCGATCGGTTTCACCCAAGCATGCCACACGAGACTACGCGATAACTTTTAGAAAACATGACACTTATTGTCATAGGGGCTAGGGCTCTACCTGAATTACCCTAACCATCCAGAGCAGCTTAAGCCAAGCTTTGCATTTAGGGCACTGCTGAGGCTTTTCATTATCTGAATTAAGGATAAAATCGATGTCTTCACCCCCACATCGAATAGAAGCCATTCCTGCGTCCTCCCAACCTGTATAATGTTTCACCATCATCCTGTTCTCTCGGGGCGAGCCCGGAAAACCAAAGGCCGGGCTCGCCTCTTTAATAGTCCGCGTCTAGAATGCCCTCCAGACCTTCTAGGATGGCTCCAGAGTGCTCACTGGAACCTAGTCCGATGTCGGGACCCCTGGGACCCCCGGCATAGGCCCTCAAAGGGCATCTTGCGCTTCATGGAAAGCTTCAATCTCGGCTTTAAACTTGCCATCTGTAAAATCTCCAAGGAGGACCGTACACAGGGTCAAAATGTATCCGCACCGCCTCCTCACACCAGGTCAGGAGAGTACGGTTAGGTCTAAGCTTATCCCCCCATCGAATCCAAGCACCTCGTGCCTCAGCAGACAAGTTCTCAAAATGAACTTCTTTTCGCTGAAGTTGATTCTTAGGGGCCATCTAACAGCCCCCTGGATGCTCAATACACTCCCACCTGGGATCGCCCAAGCGATAAAGGATCGCGTGCTTTGCTTCATGCTTAATGACTTCGGGGTAGGATGCCCAATAGCGGATATTGTGAGGTGGGTCAAAACATCCAGCCGTTTCATAATACCCTGCACATTTAAAAGCTACCGAGGAGGGCTCAAAAATAAACTCCTCAATTCTAACGCTAAAGGGGTCGCCGGGCTTCATCCTTCTAGCGTTCCATGGTGGGGGTTTAAGCTGGCTCAGCTCATCTTGTGCTTGATGCCAATAGGCCCGCATCCAGGGTTCAATGCCTAACTCTGTGGGCTCGATATGGCAACCAGCAAAGCTAAAGAGACAAAGAGCCCAGCGGAATAGCATAGTTACCTTTTCTTGTTTTGCTCATCCCACCAAAGTAGGAGAAAACCCCAAACGGCAAGAGACATTATGGCCATATATAAATAAGTTTTTATTGAGTACATATTGTACGTTGCCCCCCAACTCCATAGTCATGAGTTGTGCAAGTTGTCGTCTTTGGAGACTCAAAAGTAGGATACTCAGGTGTTAGTAGATGTTGGGGCTTAAGATTTTCATAGTAAATTTGTCCCCTCGGACAAGGGGGACAAGAGTGACAAACCCTTTCAATCAGCAGCATTAGGATTAGGAGTGCCCCTACTAAAAAACACCCCACAGACCATAGGGCCGTGGCCGAGTCAGATTCGAGTTTCATTGTATACCCCTCCCTGGAATGTATCCCCTAAAAAGCTCCGTATAATCTGCCGCCATTAGAATCTCATCATAGAGATGGGGCCATTTCTCGACTGCTCGACGGTAGTACCGGCGGTAAAGATAAACTTGCCATGGAGTCAAGATAAGGTTTACTAGCCGAATCGCCCACCGTGGTTGGTCACAGAAACGCCAGGTCCACTTGGGCCAGCGGTTAAAGTGATGTCCCGGATGCGTCAACCCGTTCCACGAGTGGATACCAAAGGAGCAATACACCCTTACTTGGCCAAACTTCTCCTTATAATGCGTCACATCCATTCGACCCCAGCGTTTCAAACCCTCCCCGATATACTCGGCGGCTGAGCCAATACCATACCAATCCACGTCCTCGCTGCCCCAACTATGGGAACTATGCTTAGACATTTTACTTAGAGGGAGTTGGATCATGCTAACTCCTTCTCGAGGAGGCAGCGATGTTGTGCGTAGGACATCTAGTGATGTAGCACCCCCACCAATCCGGCTCACAACCGCAGGTCGGAACGCTTGGTAAGCAGCAGCAGACCGGTGTCCCCCCAGTAGGGGCCTTTCCCCGAATGATGGGGCTCGACCTCACGTTACTAAAACTGATCGATTGTGGCAGTGGCATCAGTTGCGGCCCCATACCATGTGTTGGACAATCTGGTACGGGCGCATTGAAGCAATAGCAGATTTGCTTGGTCACTTTAGCCTCCTGCACAGAGGGGGGGTCGAAGCTCCAGCGTCATATCCTATATGGCCCCACTCTTTACGGCACATATAGCAACGGACATGCATGATCCCAGTCTCCTGATCGAGATACTTGAAGATTGCCGGGTGGGGAGCATAACGCCCGACGCGCTGATCTTGATTCATTGTGGTTATTCCCCCAAAGCCCCCCTTACCACCTCTTAACTCGGCCATGCTTCCCTTCCTTGCGCTTCTTCTCTTTTGCGCTCTGCTAGAATTTTTTCAAGAAAGGGGATTGCGAGCTTACATGCGAAAAGAAAATACCGAATCGAAGCAAAAAAACTGCTAACCCGGCCTGCCGATTCGCTCCATTCAAATTTCACGGAGTCTTTGTTGACAACCGAAAACCGCAACCAGCCACCGCAACGCCAAATCGCGGATAGATGCCACTTGCCCTGGAGGATCTCTATTGGAGTAAGATCATCCACTGACGGCTCGATAGAACCCTTTGGCTCCCCACACAACGCGCCTGAAGATTCAAATCCAGCGCCGTAAGAATCATCGTTTCTTTGCATTTTCCCTACCTCTTATTGGGGTTCTGGGATCTTGATTGTAGTATCTATGCGCGACAGGATGCTGCTCTGGGGAATACTGCCCCAACCGTTCCCCATAGTCCCATCAGTATCTAGGGCCATAGTCAGCATACGCTTATCCTCCTTAACGAGGATTCCGCAGGACAGGATAAGCGCATCCTCTGCATCATACTCTTCTGGAGTCATCCAGCCTAGCTCCCCTTTAGCGTCTACCCAAACGATGCACGTGACAATGACTTCCTCGGGGGTAGTAGGTAGCGCCAGAAAAACACTTAACAGTAAACTATTCAATACCATGAGTAAATCCTTTCATTGGTGTGATTTTGCGGTGAAGTTTTACTTTCCGCAAGGGGATGATTTCATGAATGGCTTCTCGGGCCATAGAATGAATGTACTTACAATCAGGTTCAGCCTCCATAAATATCCCGTATATCCCGGCCCACCAAACTGAATGGGCATCAGCTCGAAGGAAGAAGCCTGGGATCCAAATAAATGCGGGGCGACGTACCTTTATAGTAGCCACGTCAAACCAGTTCTTCTCTTCGGTCGTCCAGTCTTCCCCACCGACTAAAATGAGATCCCCTACTCTCAGCCTTTGGAGAACCTTCTCATGCGCTGGCCACTTCATAGGGTCATCATTCCTCCATCTTATTGGGTGGCACTCCTTTTGCCAAGACCTTTTTTCTTTGGGGAACAAAGTGTCCGAATTCAACTTTTTGGATGCCCCCCCTCACAAGGGCCCCAATACCGTTGAAGGGGCCGTCCGTCAGATCCCTATCCAGAGCCAATCGAAGATAGGTCTCGTCCTCCGAGACAAAATATCCTGTAGACTCCATCAGATTTGCTCCAAGCTGGGCAGCTTCTTCCGGGCTTACCCAACCCGTATGGGTAGTAGGATCCAGCCAAGTTACTCTAACAAGGAGGGGTTTCTTTGAATGGGGCATATCAATCCCGGATGATAATTAGCCACACAATAAAAGGTACCCCTATAGCAATTATAAGGATTTGTAGAGATAATGGCATTCTTACCTCTGATGGAGCCTTGGGCAGAGACATCGCCCCCGTTGAGTTGGTCCCCCACAGGTTGAGCAGATTTGTTTGAAACGGTCTAGGGGATGGGGTAGGCCTGATGGAGCCGGCTCCCGGAATTGGACCGGGATCTCGGGGGTACAGGCCCCAGGCTCTCCCATTGAGCTAAACCGGCCGGACTTCATTCAGAGACTATTCTCCTCAATAGGAGTAACTTACCCATACAACGACCCTTTTTTCGAGCACCCCGGCATGTTGGAAAGTCCCCATAATCGGGCTCTAACACGATCTCAAATCGTCTAAGACATTTCTGGCATTCTACTACCAGCGTGGCTTTCTCTTGATTAAATTTCATGTGGCTAGTATACCATGCTTTACTTCTTGACGCCACTAAGAAAGTGTGGTATACTAGACCCTGTGGGCTATCTTTGTTTGGGAAAAGCTGGCATAAGCCTTGCATAATGCATAACCCATGCCACTTGATCGAGCCACACAGATTTACATTGAGGGGATTGCCCCACTCATTGCGGGTGGTTCGACTTTAGAGCAGATTGCTCGGCAGACAGATATCCCCCTGGAGCGGATCCAGAGCTTAACTCATACTCCAGAGTTTGAAGAGTATCTTAAAGAGTCCAATCCAGAAGCTTATAACTTCTGGAATGCCCAACGGGATGAAGCACGGGTAACAGGGCGCGTCCGCTCCCAAGCTCGGGAGGATTCCTTCACACACTACCTGATGTTGAAGGAGCTAGCCCGAAATACGCAGCTTAAGCCCGAAGCTAGAGCAAGTATCCTTAGAGACCTTTTAAGGATTGGGGGGCAATTCAAGGAGCTGGATGATCACGAAGAGCGAGTCGAGCTTCCTCCCCAAATCATACAAGCTTGGCTTCGACGCCGGGAAGAAATGGACGAATGATGACACCGTTGCTGACATCTACCAGGACACTCGACGGCGATGCAAAGAATCCCTCTACTTCCTCGCTACCGCCGTCTTGGGAAAGGATCGACTACGGAAACATCTTCACCGCGCCTATTGTAACTACCTCCAACTTCTTCCTGAGACGGGCGGACCGCCCACGTCTCGACGTAAGGGAAGTTGGATGCCCAGAGACCACTACAAAAGTACATGTGCATCCGAGTCACTGCCCTTGTGGGGTCTCATCCGCGACCGAAATACGTCCTTTGCACTTATCAGCGCACATCACGACAATACGAAGAAGTGGCTTAACAGTATCAAGAACACCATCGAATACAATAGGCTATTCCGGTTCGCCTTTCGAGAAATCCGCCCCGGCGAAAAGTGGGATGAAGAGCAAATTCGAGTCACGCGTGAGCACGGCTATGCGGAAAAAGTCCAAGCGTCCATCGCGACTTTCTCCATCAATAGCGGCCTTGCCTCTCAGCACTTTCCAAACGTAATCCTAGATGATGCGATCAATGAACAGTCTGCTAAATCTGAGAGTGAGGTCGCTACGGCCGTCCAGCTCTTTCGGGACTTGGAAGACATCCTCGATGACTGGGAGACAAGCAACTTCTGGGTTGTGGGCACCCCTTGGCCCGGAGGTGCTGATGTCCATCAAGAATTCCTTCGCTTCGAGCGCATGGGCTCTTGGCTTAAATGGGGGATTGGGGTCCTTGGGGACTTCGAGATTTCGGAGGCTATCGCCGACCGACCTGAGCTTCGACCGAATGTCACTATCGGCCAGCCAATTCTTCCAGAAGCCTGCCCTTGGGACAAGATTAACTACATCCGCGAGACGGACATTGAGCGCTACTACTACCAGTACCTCTGTAAGCCCCACGAAGCCGGTCGGAACGGATTCGACATTGGAGCCATCAAGGATTTTGCCCTCTTTCCCGATGGCCGGTTGGAGTGTCAATGTCACTCCACCCATAGGCACTACTTGGCCGAGATGTGTCTCATTGGGCTCTCTGATCCCGCTTTTACCGAGGATAAGAGAGGCTGCGAGTCAAGTATTACTTTCGTTGCTAAAGCGCGGTGTCAGTGCCGTTTTGTTCTCGAAGAGTGGGGAGGCTTCGTCCCCCCCGACGAATACATCAAACGGTCCTGTGATTTAGCTTGGGGGCAGATGCCGTGGTTGAAAGCTTTCGCAGTAGAGAAGGTCAATTTTCAGACGGTCTTAAAGAGTTGGCTTACGGAGTTACAGGGTCGGCCCCGTGCGGACGGACGTGGAACGGAGTTCCCGTTGGGCGTAGAATTGTTAGGCGTTGTCCCCGCTGGACGGAGCAAAGATGGCCGGATCGGTGGCCAGCAAGGCCCGGTGAACAATGGCCTATGGCATAAGCGCCCGACCATGCGGGTGGATAAGACTGGAAGCCTGCTTGACCAGATCTCCAGATGGCCCGCTGGAAAGAAACGGGATCGCGTAGATGGTTGGGCCTACTGTGATGATGCGTGGGAAGCTCTAGGCTTTAGCGTTGCCGAGTTTAAAGAATATCGTCCTGAAAAGGACCCAAACATTGAAAGGGCACTTTCAGATTTTCATTTAATGGAGCAAGATGATGAGGGGCAAGAATCTATTAGTCGTGTTTCTCGCGCTCTATTGCGAGACGGCGCTTGGATCGGAACCGACAACTAACTGGCAGAAGGAAGCTGAACGCTTTCAAGAGGCCAAACAGGGCTTCGCGGGTTATCGTCGAGCACGATTCCCAAACTATACGACTGCCACTCGACCGCCGTGCGATAGCACTGCTATCGGTATTCCTCTTTGGGATACGACTCTTGGCGCAGGATATTTATGTGATGGCGCAACTTTTCTTGCAGTCACGGCTGCTGCTGGCGTGCCGATTCTTTTTGCGGATGGTACTGAGGCTGCACCAGGGATCGCCTTTCTCTTAGATACTAATACGGGAATTTATCGTTCTACAGCCGATGAAATAGATTTTACTGCTGGAGGAAAAACTATTTTCTTTATAGCTAATGCTCCGGATGCAGGTGTTGGAGAAGCCATTGTAAGCTTAGGGGTGGCATTAAATGCAATGAATGGAGCTGATACTACGGACTACTTCCGAATCGTTCCCGCCAACGCAAATCACACTGGGACTGGAAACACCCTTAATTTGCTACATATTAATACTGTTACCGGGGATGCCAACTCTAACCTTAATGGAATCCTTATTGATACACTGACGGGTACAACTGGAGCCGCTAGTGAGACTGAGAATGCTATTCAGGTTGGCACTGGATGGGACGCCGCGATTAACTTTATAGGGACGGATAATTTCTTCACCCTCCCTACTAATGGAAATCTTCGAGTGCGATCGGTTGGTGGTTCAGATCTCGCACTATTTAATGCTAACACTGTGGTTGGAACGACTCTCATAACCCTAGGTACTAATGGTGGTCTGCCTATCACAATTGGGGGTAATGCTGTAAGGATTGTAGAATCTCTTCTCGCGATGGATGGATCTGATACCGAGCGGGGACTTTGGATCGATATTCTAAACGCAAACCACACAGGCACAGGAAACACTGTTAATATACTAAATATTGAGGGTACCTTCTTAAACCCTCTTACTGGAGATGCTAACTCTAACCTCAACGCTATCAACATTGGTGCACTTACTGGAACTACTGGTGCGGCAGGTGAAAGAGAAGACGCTATTACGATTGGCACTGGTTGGGATTCTCATATTTCTTCCGGGGATAACATTCGATTAAGTGTTGGGGCAGTTAGCAACTCCGTAACTTTTGGCTCGACTACCGGGGCTGCCGTTTTCACCATTAACATGAATCAGGAAGTGACTCTTACGAACGGATCAGCTATTGCTGTTGTGGGGGCAGCACAAACCATCAACCCAGATGCTTGGATCCAGCGGGTATCAGCGGCTGCCGCAGCGGATGTTACTCTTATTGCAGCGCCACCGGGAACGAACACGGTTGCTACACTCACTTTAATCTGTACGGACGCTAATCTTACTTTTACAGATGATACTACTAATGCTCTGAATGGTTTGGAAATGTCAGGTAACTTCGTTTGCTCGGCAGAAGATACTATCACTTTCGCTCGTTATGTTCCTGCTTCTGGAAACAACCGTTGGGTTGAGGTCGAGAGGAGCGTAAATTAATGAAAGATAGAGTTAAGGATGTAATCCTATTAGCCCTTGCGGTAGGTGTAATTATTGGGGGCTTCCATCTCTTCTCTATCGTTCAGGTGCACCGCCAGATGGACAGGGCGTTGCTCCAATTTGTTGAGCGCTTGCAAGCACCTAAGTAAGGAGAATTACTGTGAAACAGTTTGGGATTGTTAGTATGCTATTAGTTCTGAATGCTTTTAGTGTATTGGGCCAACCGCCAGATACACCAGCTTCAGTCTCGATACGTAATCAGATAGCTGTACTTGAACAAGAGAAGGCTCAGTTAATTCAGCTCCAAAAAGACTGTGCAGTACCAGAGCGCGATGCAGCACGGGCCGCACATCAGGCAATCATTGATAAGCTAACCGCGCTGAAGGGTGATCCACAGGCTACGGCTGATATCGATGCCATCTTCGATGAGCTTATTGCAAGATTTCAAGATAGCTTAAAGAACTTTGATGAGATTACGCCCGGGCGGCCATGCACAATAGTAGGTGGAGCAGCGGCTAGAATTGCCGCAATTAATATTCAGCTTGGTAAGCTGCGTGCTCTAGAAACTAGATAGGAGGTCAAAATGCCTTTTGATGCTTATGGATTTCTTCAATTAGTGGCTTTCTTTGCTCAGGTTGCGTTCTTCTCTACAGGAGCAGCAGCTTTCGTCTTTTACCTGATTCGTGGTCGGTAATATGGGATTGATGGTTGCGTCGGACTTTCCATTTTTAACAACACCAAGGAAAAAGAAGATGCTTCATTGGGATCATATCAACTGGGGGCCGATCCGAAAGCGAAAGCAGAAGTATGCCAAAGGGGGCCTAACGGCCCATAAGGCAGAAAAGATGCTGCATGAGAAGAAGGCTAAGACATCGAAACAGCGTCGGTTTTTCAGTTGGGTAGCAGGCGGCAGAAAGCCGAGAGCGAAATAATGGTTAGAGGACCGTTCGAGGAAAAGCGACTAAAGGACCTCGGGAAGCAGTACCAACATATTCTTCAGGAGGTTGACGCTGACCGAGAAAAGCTTCTCGGCAAAACGTGGAGTCGCGCCTTAAGGAACTACGAGGGCAAGGCCCCTGTAATGGTCTTCCCATGGCCGGGCGCTTCGAATGCAGTCTTCAATCAGACTTCGGCCTACTCGAATGATATCACAGCGCGCCTGTACAATGCGGGCTCTGCTCACGATCCCCGCTTTCTTGTTGCGGCAAATGGTCCCCTCGGGGGTCTACCGCCCGAGGAGGTTAGTGATATCCTCCAAGACGTTAGTCGATATATCGAAAAGAAAGTAGTTAAATATGAGGATATCCTGGAAGAGGCTATTCCAACCTTTGTAATCTTCGGCGATACGTGGCTCTTTCCAACCTGGGAGACGGATCAGTATAAGGTTGTAGAGTACAACCCAGACACAGGAGAGCAGCAAGATGATGTCCGGACTCGAAGCTTTCCTTCTGTACGGGTGCTTCATCCTAAGGATTTCTACGTCCCCTGTTATGTGCAAACGGAAGATGAAGCCTCTTGGTGTGGGTATAGCTTTGACCTCGATGAGCAAAAGCTCCGGAATCTTATCTCTCGGGGGCTTTATACCAAAAAGGCCGGAGAGAAGCTCCTTGAGTCCCTTGGGACGGATAACTCCAAAGAAGCCGCAAAGGAGACCTACTACAGAGAGTATCAAGGTCAGTATGCCTCTAACGGAGACGAGTACGACCGGCTAGTAAAGTCCCTGGTCGGCGTGAATGTTGAGCGTAGCGCAAATGCGCTAGATATGGTTCACGTATACGCGTCTATGGACGTGGACGGCGACGGGATCCCAGAAGAAGTCAACTTTCATGTGCATAGAGAAACGGGCACCATTCCTTATATTGATTATTCAAAAGTATACACAAAACGTCGGCCGTTCTTCCATGTTTATTTCCAGAAGCGCGTTGGAAGTTTATACAACAAGGGCGTTGCGGAGCTGCTATTCGATACACAAAAGGTGCTCAATACTCTAGTTCGCGACCTCTTGGATAACAACAAAGTCCAGAATACCAAAATGTTTCTGGCCCGTAAGGGTGCCAACTTTGACCGGTCGTTGCGCGCATACCCCGGCCGGGTACTTTTCGTAGAGAACTTAGAGTCGGATTTCAAGCCTATCGATATGGGCACGGGAAAGCCTCTAAGCGGGACCATTGAGATGATTTCTCTGGCTCAACAGTGGGGTGAACGCTCGGTAGGTGTTACAGAATCAAACCTCGGGCGGGAGGGTAAGAGCCGAACGCCTCTGGGCACTACACTCTCTTTGATGCAAGAAGGCGCAAAACGCGTTGACCGGATTATTGAACGAATGCGTGGATCCTTACAGGACCTTCATTACCATATTTTGTCGCTGTATTTCGATCACGGAGACCCGAAAGAGTTGGCAAAAGCTGCGGGCGTGAACGCTGAAAAGCTCCTCCGCATTTGGGGTGAGCTGACTCCAGCAAAGCTTCGGGACCAAATTGGTCTGACTGTGGATATCTCATCCTCGGCGTGGAATCGATCTTTCCAGCGGCAGGAACTTCTCGCGTTATATGCGCAGATTGAAGCATTCGATAAGCGAATGGTGGAACTCGCATCGGCTATTGGTCAGTTTGGAAACGATCCGATCATGCGCCAACTATTCCTTAGTATGGGTGAAAGTGGAGCTAATCTCATGCGGCGGATCGTGGATACATACGATGACATCCATGACCCGGAAGCGATCCTTCCGGATTATGCCGCAGCACTCAAAGAGGTGACGAATGCAGGAATTATCCCGGCCGCAGCTCAAGGACCCGGCGGTCCTGCTGAAGCAGCTCAAGGAGTTGCTCAAAACGCGCCGGCGGGCTTTGCTCCAGCAGTTTCGCCTGGCCGACCGCCAGCCGAACTTGCTCGACCACTTGGGGGAGCTGCTGGATTGCAGGGCTAAGTATTCCGAAGTATATACCATCTCCGCCGACTTAGCACATTTAGAGGCTGGAGAGGAAGACTACAACATAGTAGGGGATTTTATTAAAGACATGGAGGATGACGAGTGAGTCTATTAAACGAACCACTTCTACAAGAATCTGCTCCGGCCGAGCAGCCGAAGAGTGAGCCGGACTACAAGGCCCTCTACGAACAGGAGAAGCAGGAACGTGAAGATTTCCAAGCTAAAATGCGAGAAAAGGAAGCTGCTTTTACCGCCCGTATGGATACGCTGGAGCGGGTTGCAACCGCCCCGCGTGATACCTATGTGGCTCCAGTGGAATCGGTTGCAAAAGAGTGGACAAACGAAGAAATCATGACTGATCCGAAGGCTGCTATGTCTGCTATCTTTCGGGACGGCATTGGAGCGTTGAATAAGCAGTACGCTCAGCTTCTCAGCTCTGTCGTTGAAGATGCTTTCGATACGAAGCTTCATATGTTGGATAACAAGCGATTCGGAGGATACCTAAAGCCTTTCATCCAGCGGTACTTTGATCAAAACCCTGGACTGAAAATTCAGAAAGGATCCTTAGATCAAGTCTATAAGAACTTTGTCGCAGATCATATTGATGAGCTTCTGGAAATGGAGCGCAAAGGGAAGGAGGCTGAGCCTGAAGTCGAAAGGAAAAGGGTCCCAATGCGAACGGCGCCTCCGGTGGCTCCGCGATCTCCGGCCCGACTCGTAGCTCAGGAAGCCGAGCCTGATGAGGACATGGGTATCAGCGCAGCAGATCGAAAGATTATGAATAAGTTTGCCCGATTGGGCGTTACGGTTTCTGAGGCAGAGTGGGCTGCTATCCGGGATGGCCGCCTCCTAGCACCGACAGAAAGGGAGGACGAGTAATGGAAGAGCTAAAAAGGAAAAGAGGTCGCCCCAAGAAAGTTGCTGCACCCATTGTGCCAACACCTATTGCGCCGGAACCTCAGGTGACCATGGAGGAGATTGACCGGACGGGCAAGGATGACATGAAGTACACCACTGCGGCCGATAGCCCCCTTCAGAAGGATTTCATACTGGGGACTAAAGACATGCGGGAGGATGTCACCTATGTGCCTGAGGTGATTCAGGTCAATGGAGAGACCCGGCGCGTTTATAACCCTACAGAATACAGGCTTCGATGGGTTGCGGCAGATAAGGTCAGCCATTGGAAGCTTGCAGGATTTAGCTTTTTCCCTTATGCGCCGATTTTTTCGGGCTCGGGGCTTTACGAGCGGGACCAGGATGGGCATATCCTTCAAGGAGATACCCGGCTGATGTATGCGCCGATCCGCGCTTGGCTAGCACTTAAAGAAAGGATTCAGAAGAAAAAGGATCTGTACGATAACGTTGCGCGTACGGAGTTTGCAAATACCGGCTACAAATCTGGAATCAGGACGTTCCAGGAACATGAAGGTGGCCGATTGGAGTACGATTAGAGGTTTCAAATGGCAAATCCGCGAATTCAGTGGGAGAAGAATGAATCGGGCAAACCCGCTCAGATCATCAACTACCCTGAAGGAACAAGTGAAACATTTGCGGCGTTCGACCTGGTTGTTTTTGACCGGTCGGAGGATGGTGTGGTTGCTTTGCCCAATACTGGGGGTGTCCCTACAGATCAGAGTGTTTTGGGAATCGCTCTCATTAAGGCATCGGGAACACAGGGGACTCCTATTCCTGTCCTGATTCCTACGGCGAACGATGTGTTTTCGTGTGCTGTTTCTAACAACAGCCAGACCGCATTTACCGCGCCGGCAGGCGACGACCGTGGGAGGCTGTACGGTCTGATTAAAATGACAGACGGAAACGCCCCCTTCGCCGTTGACATTAACACAACTACATGGGTAAAGGTTATTGATGTTCACCCACAGGACGTGGCGAACCGTGGAAAAGACCCCATGAGCACCCTAGCAGATATGACAGCGCGAGACCGGTTGACTTGGAAGTTCCAGGAAGCTGTCCTCGATAACGCTGGCAGCATCGCGTAAGGAGATATGTCATGGGCGTAATGAGACAGGACGACTTCCAACGGTTAAGTGGAATTGGTATTCCTCTCAGCAAAGTTTTCTTCTTGGAGTATGGTGCCAGCCCGCCAGAGTATTCGGGTTGGATCAACATCAAGGAGACCGACAAAGCTATTGAGGAAGATTTAAGGATGGCGGAATTTGGCCCCGTCCCTGAACTGACTGACGGCGACGTTCCATTGTTCCAGTCGGCAGTTGAGGGTGAGGTCTACCGCTATCGACCTGTACTGTTCTCTCTAGGCTACGTGGTTACTCAAGTAGCCCTAGAGGATGACCAGTATGGGATTCTCGGAGTCAAGATGACTCGGGCTCTAAGAAAGAGTTTCAGACACCGCTTTGAGCTTGAGTCTTACAAGATTCTCAACAACGCAACAAGTACCTCTGCTGCGCGTTTTAAGGGCTTCGACACGTTGGCCTTGCTGAGCACAGCGCACACTGCGCTGGGCACTGGCGTGACTGACCAGGCGAACAAGCCCACGACTGACCTGGATCTGTCCTCGACTGCGGTGGAAGCTGCGGTCCGGTCTTTCCATGGTTGGAAGGGAGAGCAGGGCTTGCCTATGTTCTCGGTTCCTTCGTTGGCAATTGTCAGCGGAGACGACCAGCACAAAGCAGCCCGAGTCTTCAAGAACGCAATGCAGTGGGACACTGCGAACAATGAGGAAAACTGGGTCAAGCAGGGTGCCGATGGTAATGGAATTTCGCGCTACATCGCAAGCCGTTACTTTACCGACGCCGATGCGTGGTTCATTCTTGCAAACAAGGATGGGCATGATCTGAACCTCAAGGTCCGCATCAATCCACAGTTCCAGACGAATACGGACTTTGCCACGGGTAACTTCCAGGCGAAGGGCCGCGCTCGGCTGGTGTCTGGTTATGGATACTGGTATGGAGTGTACGGCTCCACTGGTGGATAGAGGGGGAGCGAGATGGGCGTATCTAATTTTGGTACAATAAAAGCCAACCTCGGTGCCTCCTATCGAGCGCTCAATCACTCGAAGTATGTCTTTAGTCAGTTCAGTGGGCCTGTTGTGGGCCGGTTGTGGGTCGTTGGTTCAACTGGCAACATCGATGGCGGAATCTTGGTGCCAGGTGTTGCTAGCTTGGATATCAATGACATTCGAGTAGGTAACCGTAACTGGCATCTTGGTGTTCTTGGTGCTTTTGCGGGGACAGCCCCGCAGGTCCGAATGACACCGCAGGGGCTCTCCGTTCAGCTTGACGCAGTGGATAATGACGGCTATGAGTTCGCTCCATCGTTGGGCGAAGCCATTACCTTTGCTGCAACTGGACTAGCAACTGACTTGACATACCAGGCACCTGCTCGGGCCATCGACACATTTAAGGCTCGGACAGATGACTGTTTTGTCCGTGTGAAGCTAATCCTTCAGGATGTCTCGGCACAGGATACTGTAGCTGTGGGTTTCCGCAGGTCGGAGAAGACTCAGGCTACTGGTATTGGTACGTTCACAGACTATTACGTTGTGAACGTTAACGTGGGGACTGCGGAGTCGCGGACCCGCCTGAACTCCGGGACCGAAGCTGTGGTTGCGAGCACAGAAACAGTGGCGGATGCAGGAACGGTTACTCTTGAAGTGCGTGTAAATACTGGAGGGGTGGCTCGGGGATTCGTGAATGACGCGGCCCTGGCTACTTCCTCAGCAGCTTACACGTTCGACTTGGACGACCTGCTAATCCCTACCCTCTATGTGCAGAACAGCACTGTAGACGGAGGAGCTGTTCACATTGTCGAATGGGAATCTGGACCGTGGGATCAGCGTGGCCTAGCTGGCATACTGGACGTTGTTAACTAGGTTGAACAACTAAACAGGGGAGGGGGCGACAGCGCCCCCTTTCTTTTAAGGATAAAACATGGCTATTACGAGTTTTACGGCTGTAAAAGCCAACCTTGGAGCCAGCTACCGAAACTATAATGAGGATGCCTACATCTTCAGTCGGATGCGCGGACAGGCGATTTCCAACCTGTACTACACAGCGGTCGGTACTGTTATCGGTGTTGGTTCCGCGACTCCCGGCGTGGCAACTGGAGATGTCAATACAGTCACCATCGATGGGCAGAATTTCCAGTATTTTGTAGCTGGAGCTTATGCCGCAACAGCCCCGCAAGCACGTAGCACCCCGTTGGGGCTGGTAATCTTCGTTGATGCTGTAGACAATGATGGGTTCGAGTTTGCACCAACTCTAGTTGAGGCTATTACTCCCTCGGCTACTGGTATTCCTACTGACGGAACGATTCAGGCTCCCACTCGGCTTGTTGCTGCGGGTGGGGACGTTTACACGTCTCGTACAGACAACTGCTTTGTACGAGTGAAACTGGCCATTCAGGATGTCTCCGCGCATGATTTCGTTTGCGTAGGCTTCAGAAAGACCGAAGTTCCTGTGGATGCGCTTACTTCCTATACGGACTACTTCGTTCTGAACATTAACAATGGAACGGCGGAAATCCGAAATAGGTTGAACACTGGAACGGAAACCGTTTCCGTTAGTACAGAGACAGTAGCAGATGCGGGTACAGTCACTCTAGAAGTTAGGGTGGATACGTCGGGCGTGGCCCGAGCGATTATCAACAACGTGGCTATGGCTGTGGATGTTATTGGGTTCAAGTTTGATTCTGGAGACCTACTAATGCCTTTCCTCAAAATGCAGAATGATGGCGTGGACGGGGGCTCGGTGGCGATCCAGGAATGGGAACAGGGCCCATGGGATCAGCGTGGACTGGCTTCGCTGGGTGATATTACCAACTAGTAAAGATAGAGAGGGGGTACTAACCTGTACCCCCACTCTGAAAGGTATAAACTGTTATGGCTAAAGATGTTACAGGCAATCCTTGGATCTTCGATGCGGAGAATCAGGGGGAGGGTCTAGAGTCTACTGCCGCAGCGCGGGTGTTCGACAACATCAATCCCTACATTCGCCGAATCCGCTGCGTGACTGCCGGGACTTCAGGCTCTTGGGAAGTGCGAGACACGAGTGCAACGGGGCGGCTTATCGTTCAGGGTGCGTTACTCGATCCGACATCCAGCGAGTCTGCTGAGGTTATGGGTAATACGAGTATCTTCATCGTGGATTTGCCGACCTCGGCAAAAATTTATGTGCACCACGGAGATGCTGAAGAGGGTTGCTAGTGTCCGTTAGCTTCGCGAATAGCTTAAAAATCCAGCGGACTGGCCTTCTAATAGGTGCAGGCGATTCTAAGAAGGGAACGCTCTCAGCTTGGATTAAGCCTACCACTATAAGCGGTACCACAACTGAGACCATCTTTCGGTTGGATGAGACCGGTAGTGGAGCCTTATTTGCCTTTACGCATAATGGGGCAGATGGAAAACTAAGAGTTGTGGGGAGCGCCGCAGGCGGAGCGCTTGTATTGGATTTGCTATCTACGTCTGCTTATACAGCGGCAAGCGGTTGGTTAGAGGTTGTGGCTTCATGGGATTTGGCCCTTGCGAACACTAAACAGTTTTTGTACGTTAACCGCGCAGCAGCGGTTTCAGTGGTTACTCGAACTGATACGGCTATCGGCTATACCTTGACTACAACATGCGCGTTAGGGGCTCGGGCAAACGATACCCTGTACTTTAAGGGATCCCTGGAGGACTTCGCTTTCTGGCCTGGAGTCTATATAGACCTGTCCGTTGCGGATAATTTGGAAATGTTCGTTTCTAGCGATGGGCGGGATAATGATTATCCGAATCCTGGTCCTGTGACGGGCGTGAAACCGGTAGGCTATAGCCGATTTATTAGCCTCAATGGGGCACCCGCTGTCCATTTCAATGAGTATGTACGCCTCAATCGAGGGGATGGCGGACAGGGTTGGGTAGCATCAGGGACCTTTGTCAAGGTTGCAGCAGTTGATGCTGTAAAGACATCTGCACAATATGTTTATCCGGCCGTCTATCGACAGTCTGCTATTGCTGGTCAAGGCTCGCCCGGAATGAGGTGGTTCGACTCTGCTCGAGGGGGCTTTAGCTATCCAAAATCTGAGGCTGTCCGGGAGCCTGATAATGGGGCCTTCGTAGGTCGCGATGAGATGGATGCGCCGAGCCGGAACTGGCCTGAGCATCAAACCTACTGGCGTAGTCTTCTACGCCCAACGCCCGAAGAGGACAGGGAGTTTCCTCCGCCATGGCTACCTTAGTTGATATGGCCGAACGTGTAAAATTTAAGCTAGGGAACAAAGAGGCCATCGATACACATATCGATGCAGCACTTAACCAAGCTGTGCTTCAGATTACTTGGGAGAAACGACCCCATGAAATGACCGCCGTTACTGGAGCCACTACTCTTACTAATCTGAAGTTTGCCTACACCTTTAACGTGACTAGTAGTGATTTGGCGGTTGAGGATGTCTATGCGATTTTAGTTGTACGGAATAATACTAATAACTTTCCCCTCCACGAAGGGACCATTTATGATTTTGAGGGCCGGGACCAAACGGGGGTTACTGGGACTCCATCTAAGTGGGCCCGGCGAGCAAATAGCTTACTCCTCTACGATGCGATTCCGGGAACAGATGTCATTCGAGTTACCTATCTGAAGCGCCCGGCGACTATGACACGTGGCTCGGGTGGAGTGGATTTCCCCCTCAATGATGAATGGGTCCGGCCGGCTGAGGATCTTGCATGCGCGATGCTCTGGTCGGATCTGAACAAGTTTGATTATGCAACTGGAAAGTACCAGTCTTATGATCTGGCAATGGGAAAGCGCCAAACGCCAAGGATGATTGAAGATGAAGCTCCTTCTGCTGGGATTATTTTCCCTGCTAATCGGTACGACGAATAATATGGCATTCCTCGACCTCTCCCCTGTTGGGAGTGAGGGGCTCCATACCGACCGTCCGCCTTATCTGCGGAAGTGGTCAAAGCTGGAGAATCTTATCTTCACGAAGGGGGGAGCCTGGCGTTCTCGGCCAGGATTAGCAAAACTGGGAGGAACTATCCCCTCTGCAGTTGCAGCGGGAGAACCTTCCCTTATCATGGAAGTGCCCAACCCGCGTAGCACAACTACTTCAGGGGGAAAAATACTCACTGTTTCCCAAACGCTTTTCCCTATTGGAGTCGGAGCCCAACCGGATAATGGCTTTACTCCTACCGGGGCGGCAACAAATTGGGAGGCCTTAGACGATAATCCGCCAGACGGGTATGTTACAAAGTCCCGAGCGGCTTTAAGTGGTATTGTTGTTGGTACTGTACCGGGTAGGGGAGGCAGTACTACTGCCCAGGCATACTTTAATCTAACAGATGTCGCGGCTGCTTTTGATACCATTGATTCTTTTACGATCCATGGGAGGGTACAACTTACTGGAGGGGGGCCAATTAATTTTCGAGTTGGAATAGGAGTAGGTCAACCTGATGTTTTCCCTCCAGAGCTTACCTCAACTGTAGGAGAAGGAGCCTTTGTTATATCAGGTACGGCTTCGCTAGATTTTTCCGTTACTAAGACTACAAATAGAGCAGGTGGCGTTCTTGTTGCAGCCGACCTAAATGATAATGAGTTGTTCATCGCACTCACAAGTGGGCTAGGTAGCAGTACTCAGTTTTTTGAAATCGACTGGATGAACGTCGTTATCACAGGCGTTCAGAGTGAGCAGCTCGCGACTACAGGACTATTGGGAGTGTCTAAAGTCATTGTCTCAGATCGAGCTTTGCTGGAATACAATGATGCAACCCCAAGCTATATAGATCGGATAGGAGCATCTGCCCTACCCACAGCGCGTCCAATGGACGGCGCAATCCTTTACGGGCAGATTTTTGCCGTAAATGGGGAGAATCAGACTTACATCTTCCCGAACAGCGCAGGCAACTTTTATCAGCTTTCTGGGAAACCTACCGGTCGGACTGTTGCGACCCTTGCCGGGCGCATCCTGGTAGGTTGGGCTACAAGCGCAGACAGTAAAACAATTCCCGAACGGGTTATCTATAGCGTCAAAGGGAATGGGGAGGACTACACAGGAGTGGGATCAGGATTCTTTGACCTCTTAGCAACGCCTGGAGGAATAGTCAAGCTTGCTACCTTCTCTGATGATCTCTGTATGGCCTATAAGGAGCAAGGCGTTTGGACCATCCGAAGAACAGGGGATGATGATATTCCTTTTGTTCCGGATGTCATTGACTTCGAGACTCGCTGTATGGCGTTGAAAACGGTTAAGAATACCCTGACCAAAGAGGGACTTCCCATTCAGCTTTTCCTTGGTCGAAATTCCCTTAATGGGTTAAGCGTATTCCGCTGTGATGGATCCACTACCGTGGATGTTGGGCAAGGTATTTTCAAATTTCTGAATGATTCTGCTACGACCACTTTTAATCGCTTGGCTCACGCCTTTGCCGAAGTGGACCCAGATACGGGTAACTACTGGCTTTTCGTAGTCGAGGGTACTGATACCTATCCGAAGCGTGCATGGATTCTTGACATGCGCACCTATGAATGGACCAGTGCAGCTTTAGCACACCAATACTCAACTGCCGGACGGTGGACTTTGGCTACAGTTGCTGGCACATTCCATGGAGGAGAAAACAAAATGATCTTAGGCAAGGCTTCCGATAACCTTGCCTACAAGCCAGACTCAACACTTATCACAGATGCGATCACTCCAGGCCTTGGTGCTGATGTAAAAGAGACAGTCACTTGGGAGACGGGTGACTACCGCTTGTCTGGAACAGCACAGGAGCAAGCTATTGGATATAGGCTCCATCTCTTATATACAGCAGCAGCAGATGTTGCAGCAACTATCTCAGCCTCTAAGGATGGTGGAGTGACATACAATACCGGACAGCCATATACTTTAAAGGGAAGCACAACAGAACCCCTTTCGTATCGAGTCCTAGACATCCTCCCAATACAAGGACGCAGAATCCGCTTCAAAGTTGAGGTCGTTCCAGCTCTACGAACTTCAGCTTTCGAGATTGCAGAAATGTGGATTGGTACAGAAACGGCGGGGGAAGATGCTTAAGCAGCCCCTTGCGCTAAAGGAAATCTTTGGGCGCCTTCGGCAGATTTTCATTGTCAAGGAGGACTCCTTCTCTTCGGATGCTGGAAAAGAGCGTGCGATTGAAGGCAGAGATGGTGCATTAAAAGTTTTTTTAGAAGAGGACGCTAGTCAAGGCACAGTCCCAAGGACACAGCAACTTCAAGTACAAGAGGATATCCTAACAGAACTCAAACGAATCCGACTCCAGCTTAGCCTTTTGACAGGCGAAGAGGTTTCGGTCGAGGAAGCTTTAAGGGAGAGGTAAATGTTACTCGAAGGAAAAGTAGGAGTACAGGCTCTACAGGATGGAGCCAGTAATGCTCTCAGATTAGGGAAAGACGGCGGGCTCATTATCCGGCCCGACGGCTACGGAGATTATTCCGAGCTTGTGGACCGGGGGTTGGTCTTCTTTGCCTCTACACAGGCAGGCGTCGCCCTGACTACTACGCTCAGTGTGACTGCAACTGGGTTCATCTTGACAAACCCAATCACTAGTGGGAAGAACCTAGTCCTATTGGATGCAGTCTTCGCATTAACTACTGCACCCGCTGGAATTGCAACCATCGGTTGGGCTGCACAATTCAATGAGCCCACAGCAACGGGAGTTACCCATACTACGCCACTGATCGTTCGGAACGCAAAACTGAGGATTGGTGCCGCAGCAGGAGCGGGGCTTGCTGATAGTGCAGCGACCCTACCCAATGTGCCAGTTGCGGTGCGATGGGTTCCAGGTGGGCCGGTAGCTACAGGGACACTCAATTCGGCGTTCATTCGGGATGAAATTAAAGGACTCCTAGAGCTTGGGCCCGGAAGCAGCATCAATACCTTTGTTCTGACTACAGCTATTTCGGCAGGCATCAGTGTTTACTGGGCCGAAGTTGATGCTTAGAGCTGAGCTGACTGAAGGGGAGCTAGCTGAGATTCTTGGGGGCTGGCGACGGGCGCTTCCGCGCCTCCCAGACTCCGAGCGGAGTATGAGCTATCTCTATAGCATCCTTCAGGACCCAGAGTCAGCTTGGTTCTACGGGACAGTCCCCGGTAGTTATATCTATCTTAGGGATGTCCATCCAGGGGAATACGCAGGGTTTCATGCGTTGAATCCTCATGGGGAAAGTGCGCTTCAGGACATCCAGGCGGCCCGAAGGCATATTGGCGGAATCATGGATGAGTACGAGCTAATTAGGCTCTACAGTCTGATACCCGTGCCGATCTTTCGGGTCCATCGGGCACTGAAAAAGTTAGGGTTCAAGCAGGAAGGTCGCTTGCGGAAGGCAGTGAAATTTAACGGAGACTTTACAGATATGTATGTGATGGGTCTCCTAAGAGTCGAGCTATGTTAGAAGGAAGAGATCCTTTAGTTCTGGCAATTCTAAAGCTCTTGGGCTATTCGCATCCAGTTTCTCGACTGGCTGGTGGAGGGAAAATCCCTAGTTTAGTCCAACTTCTTACGGGCCAGCCACAGGAACGATTACAGGATTTAGCTGCACTAGGATATGCTCCTGGATTTGAAGCCCCCAGAGCTATATCAGGAGAGAATATAGATAAGGCCATCCATTCGCTTGCTACACGTCTTATGGCGGAGCGGATAGGGCAACCCCCTGCAATCGGTTTGGGGATAGGGAGAGAGATACTTCAAGGCCTTGGGCAGGTTTTAATGGGCCGACCTGCACAAGCTGTAGGGAAAGAGGGCTTTGATATTGAAGATATACGGGCCAACCTAAAGGGCCTTCAAGGGCCACGGCGCCCCTTACCCGCAGAGATTAAACGGTCTAACGGTGGGGAAGTCCCCCACTTTGAATACGGTGGAAGCCTAACCAGCCCCCCGCCCGGTTGGGGGCAGGGTCCCCAGCGTATATCCGGTTATGGAGCTACCCCTCCACAACAGAACTGGGGAGGGGGCTATCAGGTTAACAATCCGATAAGGGGAGGAGCGTTGGGCGGGGGAAATGTCCCTTCAGGGTCCTTCAGTCCGGGGGGTGCCTATGGCCCAGGAAGGGTTCCTCAACCGGCTTTCCAGTATGCACGACCTTTCGCGCCAGCTCCAACGCTTCAACCAATTCCAACGGGCCAACCAACACCAATGCCTACAGCCCCCCAATTACCTACGGCTCAGCCACAGGCACCTTCACTTACTGAGTTGGCCGGACCTATGACACCCCCAGTCCCCGGAAGCGGACTTTACAGTGGAGGCTCGAGTATACAAAGACGTGCTGCACCTGTGACCCCCCCTTTAGGAATGCCTGGCGTTTATACTCCTAGCCAACCAATGGGCTCAGGTGGGAGAGTTTTAACTCTGGCCGAAATTATACGAAAACTGTTACAAAGAGACAGTATGTTTTTGAAACAGAGATCCTCGCCAAGTATCGTGCGTGGATAGAGGAATAAAATGGGAAGTCAGCAAGGTATGACCATGCCCGGAGGGGCAAATGTTGGGGGACTCACAGCCGAACAGCTTAGACTTATCTCCAACATCAATTTGGATCCGGCTGCTCGCTCAGGCCTATTAGGCGTGGCGGGGCAGTCCGCAGCTTTCCAACCGTGGAGCCCAACTGGTGCAAGCACACTTGAGCAGATGCTCACAACGGGAGCACCTACCGACGTGGGGGCGCTTACTATAGCCGCACAGACCGAGGGCACGCGAGCATTTGAGGATTTCCTTGGAGGAGCCCGAGAGCGATTCGGGGCACTTAACCTAGAATCTTCGAGCGCTCTAGAACAGGCTAAAATGAGAGAAGCAAGCCGTCTGGCCCAAGGAATTGGGGAAACTGGCCTTCGCGCGGGCGTAGGGGCAGCCGAAGCAGCCACAGGCCGACGTGCTGGAGCCCTGGATCCTGCTTTGGCTGGGGCGGGTCAGCGCCTAGCAGGGTTAGGTCAAGCCGGAGGCATCTACGGACAGCTCGGAGGGCTCGATCTTCAAGCTGCTATCAGTAAGGCCGGAGCCGGCCAGGGCATGCTGGGCACCTTTGCTCAACCAGCAATGGGTATTGCACAAACACCTATGACTGCCCCTCAGGCCACTGGACCCCAAGCCGCAGGACCTCTAGAAGGGATGCGCACGATTGGCCCAGGTGCGCGCCGGGGTTCTCAGAATATACGAAGGCCCTCAACAGGAGGAGCCGCCCCACGCGTTGCACGTACCTATGCTCAAGGTGGAGCCGTAGGCCGAGTTCCTGAGCGGTTACGTCAAGGAGCCCCTCAGCCGAAGAGCCTTTCCTTCAATCCGTCAGGCCAGCGGGCAGATTTAGGGGACTATCTATCCCAGCTCGTTTTTGGGCAGACTTTCAATCGCCCAGCACCCCCGGTTTATCAACCGTCACCTGTTTATCAGCAGCAGCTTCCGGCGGCTTATAGACCGCCGCCACCCCCTATGTACCCTCCACCCGTTCGGCAGTATAAGGGGAAAGGACGAGCTGATATGAGCCGCGCTCGATCAGATAATGATTTGGCTCTATTAGGTGAGCACCTTACTCGTCCTGTTTATGGGGGAGGTCCGGCTTTCCAGTCACCACAGCATGCGGCTGCCTGGCTCCGCTTTATGGGGCCACAAAACATTGCTGGTTTAGTCCAAAGTTCATGGAATGCACAAGTAGGACGCGCTCACGGAGGTGAAGTTCCTGGAGTAGATACTGGAGAGGATTATGTCCCAGCGATGCTTCGAGGGGGAGAGCTTGTCTTGACTCCTGAGGTTGCTGATGAAGTCAGGCAGTCAGATTCAGATGATCCCCTAGTCCAAAGGATACAACAGTTTTTGGACAAAGAGCCCGAATATACCGATGATGGGGCACAGTTCCAATTTGGAGGACCAACACAGTTTACAGGGCCGGTAAGCCAAGGAACTCAGGATATCTACAGGCCGGGTATCTCTATGACTAATGCTCCTATCCCCTCTCGCGCAGGAACTTTCTCCATTATGGGGACGCCACCTGAACAGTTAACACCCGAAGCCAAAGCGCAGCGAGATTATGAGAGCGCATCCCGTCTGGCAAGCCTGATTCGTAGTGCAATGATTCTTGGAACTCAAGGCTCCGCAGAAAGCCTTGCCACTTCCGGCATTCCAGGACTCGCGATCAAAGGGTTAGAAGGAGCAGAGAAGCGAGTCTCAGAAGAGCGCCAACTTAGCGAAGCACGAAAAGAGGGTGAAGCCCAGCGTGCGGCCGTAACTACTCAAGCTGAAGCAGAACGCAAGGCTAAGGAAGCAGCTCAAGCAAAGTTAGTTGAAGCACAGAATATCCAGCAAGTTATGCAGTTAGCGGGGCAGTTAAGTGTAAATCAGCCAATAGAGCAAGCAGTTAACGCAGCTCTCTCGATGGCTCAAAGACTTGGGATCCAAATTAAGAATCCGATAAAAGCCAAAGCCTACATTATGTCTCCAGAACGTAAAGCTGAGATAATGAGCATTATGTCTGTGTACAAGGCTCAGCAAGAGGCTAACGCCAAAGAGCAGCTACGCTCTCGACTGCCTACCGAAGGGCTAGAAAGCGCACTAAAAGCATGGCGAGAGTGGAGACCCTTAGAGTCCATGCCGGGCGGTTTTATTCCGTAGAGAGACCTAATGCCAAGCCTCAAAGATTACTTGTATCAACAACTGGGGATTCCCCAGTTAGAGATCCAACAGCCTCAGCCTACCCCCTTCATGGAGGATGTGCCGGGCGTGCGTACTTTTGCCAATCGTCTACAGGCCCTTCCTTTTGAGTTGTTCAGGGGACTCCAGGGGGCCGGAGCCGTAGGAGCACTTCCCATCAAGATGCTTCCGCCACCTCCTGATCCGACAAAGCCCCCTTCAAAGGGTCTGCATATCCCCGCGCTGGAAGAGGTAGCAGATTGGGTAGGAGAGTATATCCCCGAGATGGCTTTGGCTGCGGCAACTCCTGCAAGCTTAGGGGCGGGTCTTTCGGCACGTATAGGTCCAACTGCTGGCCGAATCGCAACAGGGGCTTTAGAAGGTGGAGCTATCGAGAGTATCTTCGGCCGTCCGGTTGCGCCCGGTTTGGCGGCCGGAGCCATAGGCGGTGGAGCTGGACGACTTCTAGGAAAGCTAGGCGAAAAGTTCGGTCGTGCTCCAGCAAAAACTGCCCTCGAAGAGGCTGCAAGCCTTAGTAAAGCACCTGAGCCCTCCTTGGATGAAGTGACTACTCAACTACGAACTCTTCGAGAGTCTCTCTTCAAAGCTGAAGGAACGCCTGAACTATCTCAGCTCGCGGAGGGCGAAGCGATGAAGCGCTCTGTGCTTGAGCAATTTCGCGCAGCAGTAGAGTTTGAAACCGCAGGGAAAATATCTGAGGAGACGACCAAGAATCTAAACGATATCATTGGGGCGTTACCAGCAGAAGCAGCCGAGCACGTTGCGAACATGCTCGACACACTTCCAGTAGATGCAAAAGCAAGGTTTGCCGCAGGCCTACATAAGAAACTCTGCGGACTATAAAGAGGCTAAATGGCCTGTCACCCAATTACTTCAGCAACTAAATTCTTTGAAGGTGTGCGTGAGTGGCGCGCTGCCGCCATGTTATCTAGCCCTATGGCCCACATTGGGAACATGGTTGGTAATACGGTCAACTTTGCTTTAGCTGTCCCACGCACGGTCATTGCTGGCCTTCTTGATATTCCAACTACAACCGTCCTACGATTAGCAAATCCTAAGACCGAACGGGACCGCTTTGCGGTGGAAGCCGCTGCTCAGACTTATGGATTTATAAAGGGCCTTCCGGTAATGCTAAGGGACTTCTCGAATAGTATCCGGGGGCTCAAAGAAGTCCAACCTGGCAACCTTGGAGCCATCAGCAAACTTTGGACTTCGAAGGTTTTCGATGCACTCCACCGAGAGGATAAGTTTTTCTACAATCGATCCTATGCTGCCAGTATGTGGCAACAAGCCTATCGCCAATCCGTAAAAGAAGGTACCAGGGGTTGGGGCGCAACAATGAAGCGTTCCGGTGAGCTAATGGATGAGTGGTCTCTTAAAGGGGACGTGTATCATAAGATGGCCGTTGCTAAAGCCAATGCGAAAGCTCTAACGGGGCAGGCGCATGCAGATGAGGTAAATTCCGTCCTGAAGCGTATGGTTGCTGCTGCGGGGGGCTCCCTTAAGGATGCAAAACAGGTGGCTGAGACAGCTATCTTTGTTGCAAATGAGGGGAAGGCATTGGATAAGGCTGTAGCCCTTTTGGAGATTATGGATACTCAACTAAGTGGAGCTGTATCGGCTCTCATGCCTTTTCGCCGAACCCCCGCGAACGTTGCTCGGGAGGCATGGAGACACTCACCTCTGGGGATCACCAGTGCCGCCATTAAAGCAGGCCAGGCCCTAGAGCAGGGTATCCCCCTGACAGCCATCCGGGGTCAGCTCTTAGATGATTTCTCGAAATCTGTCGTCGGAACGAGTATAATGTATGGGATGTACAAAGCCTTTGATAGTGGCTTCCTTCAGTGGACGCCTGGTTATAAAGGGCAGAGCCGGGCCGAGCGTCTGACCCGTGAAGCCACAGGAAAGTTCCCCAATACCTTAATCGTTGGCGGTTGGGCCGTCCCCGTTGAGCGCCTAGACCCAATCGGTGCTCTTATTACGACGGTAGGAAACAGCTATGCCCAGTACCAAAATTGGTTACAGGACAAGGACCCTGGAATATTAGAGAAAGCCCAACAGGGAGCAGAAATTGCAACCAGAACCCTTGTAGTCAACCTAACCCGATGGGCGGAGGCGTTGACCTCTTTAAGTGATACTTTCTCTTCTGATCCCAGTTTAGTCCAATTTGCGCAGCGCTTCGGTGCAAGTTTCGTGCCATCTCCCGTCAAACAAGCCCGAACGGCTTACGGCTTGGTTACTGGAAAAGAAGCCACAACCATTAACCCAGTTGATACAGGTCTCTTGGCCGCCGCTCCCCTAGGAGCGGCTACCGCCCTTGCCCCAGAGACTGTCCGAGCTGCCGGCCTTGGAGAAGAGAAACTTGGCCTTTTTGGTGAGCCCCGTAAGTCTCGGTTGCCCCTAGTCGGCCGCCCCATTATACCTGATCCCCTCGTTGACGAGATGGAACGCCTTACCCTCTATAAAGACAGGCCAGACGTATCCATTAAGGATGTAGAGCTGGATGATGGCGAGAAAGATATCTTCGCCCGAGCCAAGGGCAGTCTCCAGCGTCGATATATGGAGCAGATGTTCTCTACCAGTGGTTATCAGGCTTCCCCAGATAGCTTAAAGAAAACTTTCCTAGACAATGCTTACCGACGTGCGGGCCGACTGATCGACCAACGTGTCCGCTTGGCAAAAAAGCACGGCCGCCAACTTACGGCCGGCGAACTTCTGAGAGGATTAATCTAATGGATAGAGATGCTTTTGTTGATGAGGTAAAGGTACAGCTAGATCGTATTGACGACTTAGCATCAGCCATGTTGGAATCTTTTCGAAGTGGAAAGACTCGGCTAAGACGCCCAAAACTGGATAACCTTCAACTTGCCGTCTCAGAACTATATAGCCTTCTTGGCTTGCAGAGGCTTCTCGAATGAAAAGAGAAGCCGAGTACCCCAATCCAGTGAGAGTGTTTTTAGCTAGACTACTTATGCGCATACTTCTCCTCGTTGTTTTTCCTATAATTCTTGGGGCAGCGTTAATCCGGTGGACTACAAAGGAACTTCACTATTGGTGGCGTGCCTTCCGATATGGAACGATTCACTAATGAGAAAACTAATCGTTCATTTTTTAGGGATCCTATTATTCATCTTCAAGTGTGGGGACCTCCCTACAGTTCCCGATATCCCGGCCCCAACTACTACAACCATAGATCCTCTCTATCCTCCAATAGAGCCCCCCCGAGTAGATGAGGACTTCTCTTGGGAGCGATACCAAGGCTTCACGGCCTTCGCCTTGCAGCCAGAGGATGTGCCCAGCTTGTTCACCGCAGCGATGGCTCATGGTTGGAACACCGCCCGAGTGTGCTCTGAAGTGGAGTTTTGGGATCCTAACGGCACCGACTATCCTGCCAGGCCACGAAGTATCCAACGAGTAAAGGATCTCCTTAATGCCACGGCCAAGGTTCCGGGGGCTCAGATGCTGCTGATTGGTGACTGCACGCTAAAGCGCCAAGTACCCCTTGCTGAATCCGCAGCGTGGGCCTGGACAGTGGGAAAGCTCGTGACCGGGTGGACTTGCCCTTCGATAGGGACCTGCGCCCCGGAGGAGCCGGTAATACCCTACGCCAACGTGGCCATCGAGACCCACAACGAGTTCGAGAACTGCCGCGGACGAAGCGACTGGGGCGGGCGCAGGGAATGGTGCCCCGGAAAGCAGGACGTGGCCGAGCACATCCGAATCTACCGCGGGATGGGGATAGCCAACGTCACGGCCGATGACGTGCTCTGCTGGGGTCGGGATGAAACCAAGACCTACGCATTCCGCCTGACGAACACAGGAGCTACCATCGCGGACTTCCACCCATGCCGCAGCGACTCCAACGGGCCGTGGGATCCGTCGCTTCATTTCTTGCAGCAGACCTCCGAGTTCAACGGCGGTCGATTTGTCCTGAGCGAGACTGTCGCATGGGGCGACGACACTGGGCGCTGCGACGGTCTGTCCACTTGCGACCAGGAACGGATCCAGTCCTACGTGGACCGCTGCGCCCAGGTCGAGGGGTGCCACTTCACCTATCATACAAGGCGGCTGTTGGCTGGAGAGCCCCCTACCTGGTGGCCAGAAGCAAGATGAGGCTAACTATTCCCGGTTTCCAGTGGCCAAAACACATTAAGTGTGGTATAATAGAACGGACGCCATGAGAGAAAAAAACTGGTTTAGCATTGCGACGTTCTTAGCAGGCATAATCATTGCTGGGGCCATAGGGGTCCTCCGCGGAGACTTCTTAGGGGGTAAGGCCGCTGAAGCTGTAGAAATGCGAGTAGTCGAACGGGCCGACCGTGACATGGCAGAGGTCCGAGCGGACTTAACCTACCTAAGGAGTCGCCTAGATGAGCTGATTGCTCTTCAAAAGTGAACACTGGCAGGCTCGGATATGACAGTTAATGAGGGGACATGCGCGGTCGCGGCATTTAAGTCCCTATATCCGAAGCTCTTCGCGGTCGCGGAGACTATCGAGCGGTTTGAAGGTGCGGATGTTGGATCCCGCGCCTGGCGAAACAACAACCCTGGCAACCTTCGGAGTTCCCCTTTTGCTACGGGCTCCGATATTGGCGTACGAGGTACCTACTGCGTCTTCAATCATTACTTTGTAGGTTTCTTCGCTCTCTTATATGATCTTCATTCTAAGGTTAAAGGTAAGACTAATACGGGCCTAAGTCCCTACAGTCAGCTCCATGAACTAGTGCGCGTTTACGCCCCTCCCATCGAGAATGATCCTGAAGCCTACCTAAAATTTGTGTCGGATAAAACAGGTATCCCCGCCACAACTCGACTTAAGGACCTCCTGTGAGACTGAGATGTCCCGCTATAAGTATTTGGTGCTCTGTTTCCTGTTGGTGCACTGTGCTGGAAAAAAGCATACATTCACTGAAGGGCCCCTCCGACTCCAAATACGAGGTAGGATGACTGCCACTGTTGGCGAGCCATATAATGTCTCTATAATGATTGCTGGGGTCCTCCCTCCAGCGGGCGCGTTCAGCCGATGGGAAATCTTAGTAGATGAGGAAGTTACTTACCGAGCCGAAGGTATCTTCTTCCCCACTAAACGCGTCTACGACGCCTATATAACTTTCAATCCCCAATATTGGTACGAGAAGACTACCACCGTGGAAGTCCCTCTAGGGACTCCCCCTGGTGGGATGCAAGAGGCTCAACTTCGAGAGCTGATGAGCCAACTTGACGATAACACCGCTCATGCCAAGATTACTGTTCGGCTTTCCTTCTATGATAGTGAGAGCGACAAATGGAAAGTTTATGCTTCCGCCGGCCGAACTGTAGGCGTTCAGTGCCCACAGTGCCCGCCCGTTACTCGGCCTTCCCCTCACTAATGGAGATAGAATGAACCTCTTCCAGACGGAAGTGGAAACGTTCAAGTCCCTTTGGCTCCCCTTTGACGAAACCATTATAGTACCTATTGGAGATGTCCAGTATGGCTCTCCGCAATGCGACGTGGACCGCTTTAAACGCCACATCGATTGGGCAATGGAACGGTCTAACACCTACTTAGTTGGGCTCGGCGACTACATCGACCTTGCCAGTCCTTCCAACCGACAAAGAATCCAGGAAGCTGCGCTATACGATACCCCCATGAATGCTTTAGATACGGCTGCCAATATTGCGCAAGAAGAGCTTCAAGAAATCCTGAAAAATACCAAAGGTAGATGGTTAGGGCTAGTTTCTGGCCATCACTTTTGGAAGTACGACGATGGCACGACCACAGATATGAGGTTAGCAAATTACCTTGGCTGCCCTTTCCTTGGAGCCTGCGCAATCGTTCAAGTACGCTTTAAGGCCCCTTCGGATCACCTAAAGCACGCTAACTTCAAGATATTCCTGCACCATGGAAAGGGCTCCGGGCAGCTTCAAAGTTCCCCTCTAAATGTTCTTGAGAAGTTCGCGGGCTATTGGGATGACATCGACGTGTTCCTCATGGGCCACCAGCACAAGAAGGTTGCCGCAAAGATGCAGCGGATTCGTCCGGTCTTTGGTGTAAGTCCAAAGCTCCGACACCGAAGTGTCATTCTCGCTGGGACGGGCGGCTTCCTGAAGGGCTATGATGGAGGCTACGTAGAAAACAAAATGCTCACCCCCGTTGTCCTTGGGGGTATAGCCATATGGGCGCGGCCCCGAATTTCTAAGGGCTATGTGGACGTAGATCTAGACATAAGCCTGTAGGGTCGATTTTTCTCTTGACAGGGACGCCATCTCAGGGTATACTGGGGTTTTCACACCTTTAGGAGGTCTAAATGTTCTCACCCTGGAGAGCGGTTGTCAAGGGACTAAAGGTAGCTGGTCTGACAGCAGCCGGTGCAGGAGCTTTTGTTGGGATTGGAGCCCTTGGAAATCCTGAGTTTCTCAGTCTCCTTGTTGCTGCGTCCGGTCCCTATGGAGCTATTGTTGCACTAGTAGTCCCTTTCAGTCTTGAAGCGCTCCGAAACTATCTGAAGAATCGGAACCTTCCTGATCCTAGATAAGTTCAATCTCTAGAGGCCGGTCGTCGCCAGAGGTAGCGCTTACTGGGCACCGGCATATGGCTGGGGATTCCCAGCCTAGGCCCTAAGTCCTTCGGATTCGATCAACCGATAGGCTGGCCAATCGGCGCCGGCGGGGGCCGGGCGCTACGTAAAAATTCTGGCCCCCTTTATTACCCCCTTACGCAATCAACCTATACCTCTTCTGATTTTCGAAGCAGCCGGCATTCATACCGACCATCCCACTCCGCAGCCGCAGGCTTTCGGACCAGCACCTTATACTTCTCTAGCGTAGTAACGTGCTCTTCAAGCTGAGACTGAGACATCCTCATTTTTCGCCCCAAGCGGGCTTCGGATAAAATTCCCCCACTTCGCTGGAGAAATGAAAGAATCCGTTGTTGCTCTTGCGAGAAGTGAGTCAAGCCCATATGCTTATAGGCCGAGGGGAGCCCCCGGATAACCCACTTAAGAATCTCATCTGCCTGAAGCATAGCTCTCTCAGTGATGAGAGGCCCCCCCTGAAGACTATCACTGATCGAAATTATCAGACTCATCCTAAGTAAATGGTCTGGGTAGCGCTCCCAAAAGGGGGAGAGTTTCTCATCCTCAGGCCAGTTCTTTTTTAGCTCTCGATAGCGAGACTCATAGTACGTATTAGCTCCCTTCTCAAACTGAGCACTTCCAATTATAAACCGCGTTCGGAGAAGTTCGGTACGAAGGAACTCATACTCTTTCTCATCTGTGATCTTTGGTCGGGGGAAGCTCCTATCCGTCCCACACTGATACCAAACTAAGACTCTAGACCAGAACCCTCCACCAAAAGCACTCTCCGGCAAGTCTGCTAGCCACTCCTCATTTGTACAACCAAGGAAGCTCACTGCTAGGTTGCTTAGGATTTCATTCCCATGCGTTTTCGTCCGTCGTCGAATCGAGGTCCTGGAGTCGAAAAGGTCTGTGAGACCCTTGACCATTCCGACATTATACTTTTCTTTCCCGAGCAGCACGGACAACTCAGAAGCGAAAAGAAGGGCAGCAGCATCGCCTTGCTTACTAAGCTCGGCCAGTTCATTTTTTGTCCCCTCGATAGTTCCCTCATCAGCCAACCGATAGACCCGCTCTGCGGCTTCCCCAAGACCTATCCCGTAGGTAGCAGCCGTACTCTTCTTAGTCTTGCCTGCTGGGCCTATCAGGATTGATTGGACAGCAGGCCAAATCTTGAAATAGCTTTGATCAACGTAAACCTGACGTTTTAGAGTTGCACCTAAAACAGTCAACCCCGTAGCAAAATGGTAGGCTGTAGGGGGTTCCATGTTTCGAGTGTGCTCAACATATCGAGAGAGCCACCCCGATAACCCGATAGTATGCAAAAGAGGACTAAAATCGTCCCAGTACTCATCCTCCCGAGTAAAAAGAGGAGTACGGATATGCTGGGACAGTTCGGCTTCTGAAGCAAAACCATAAGCCGTGCATAAAGCGGCAGACAGTCGGTCCCAGTCATCTGATCTCATAGGGGACAAGCTGTCCCGAATGAAGATCCCCAGAGAACGAAGATCCGGCTTTACTGCACTAGCCTCCAAAGCATCAATGAGCTTCTTTACTTCCGGTTGAATTTCCTCCCCATTCATTTTTATCCCCCTGTTGTCCACCGCCCAACCATCCCAGCAGGAAGCCCGTCTCCCGCATCTGGGTAGTGGTACCAGGTACCCTCAGTGAAGAGGGCCATCCGGAGCTTAATCAACATCAGGCGGTCGGGGAGTCCTTTGGGGAAAAATATCGGGCCCGTGTTCGGGGTCCAAACTTCCTGAGCCGCGATTAAAAAGGCCCGCTGTTCCAGTGGTTCCCTTCCGGATAAAACTATCGCTAGTGGAGTCCCCTTTGGGAGTAGCTGGCGCAAGCCCTCGAAGCACCTCGCCGTGAAGGTCCCATCTGTTGGGCTGTGCGGAGGGACTACAACCCCATCCGGATTCAAGTCCAGAAACCGGACCACGGTTTCGTGGAGTTGTGTGACGTCCATCGGGTACTCCAGATACAGGACGGGAAGTATTTCCACGAGCCTCTTCCTCCTCAAGAGCTTCAAATAGTAAGCCCATAATATTAAACATCACAGCACAGGCTAGAGTCTGATCGACTTTTTGCTCCTTCCGCCAAATAAGCCAAAATTCATTCGTATGACGGATCAAGGACTTAATGTATCTAGTAATGGGTATGCCTTTTTGCCAATTGTCTCCATCGCGGATCTTACCATCAGGGAGCTTTCGGCAGTCATGCATAAACTCAGCGTACCGCCTAAGGACAACCGGGGAAATAAAGCCCTCATAGTCTAGTTTGTCCGTATCCCCATCGCGGGATGCGCCCGTGGAAAAAACTTCTGTCGTTTGCATTATATCCTCCGTGCAAACTGAGCTAAGACCATAAGACCCAAAGCAATCCATGTTCCACTGCTTACAGGTTCTCGTAACACAATAAGAGTTACGGCCACACGCATAGTAGTTGTGACAAAATTTCCAATCACAAAAGCAGACAACAGAGAGCTACCGGAGACGACTACCTTATAGACCAAATAGCCCATTATAAGATGTAGAGGTATCCATAGGATCAAATGGGCTGACCACGGCCCAGGTAGTTTTCGATATAAAGCTTCACAAATCACAGCCGTGATACCCATCGGGATAGCCCACATATATGTGTTCATAAGGTATACTTCTGAAGGCTTCCCCAGTTCTCCCCTACGGCTAGATCCACATTGAACCTAATACCGCCTGCCATACCTAAAGGCGGAGCAGACATCTCCGGGATTGGCTGATGAAGGGTTTCGTAAACATTTGCCAGAACTTCCTTCTCCAACTCAATTGGGTAAGTAAATAGAAGCTCATCATGCACCTGACCTAAGATCCGAGATGGCTTTGGTAGGGTCCGAGCAAGCTCGATCATTGCCCGCCGAGTTACAATTGGCGGAATGTTCTGGATCTTTGCATTCGCTGCTTGGTTCACTGCACGTCTATTGATCATGGAAAGATCCAGCCTGACATGTCGACGAAGGCCAAAAGGGCTTTCCACATAACCCTTATCTGCGGATTCCTTCATGACCGAGCGAAAATACTCTGGGACCCCAGGAAGCATTTTATAGTACTGTTCCCTAATAATCCTAATATCTTGAATGGTCTTATGGATCCGGGCCGCTGTCGTATAGTCCTGTTCCCCAAAGAGAATTGCAAAAGTTGTATTCTTAGCATCCTTCCTAATAAGCCCCGTAAGATCTGAGATTACTTGGTGAGCATCCTCCCTTCCGCATAAAACGCGGCGTAAAACTTCCCAAGCTTCCGCCCACCATAGAAAGCCTACAATCTCTGCTTGCTTAAGATCCGCACTACCAAATTTCCAACCGGGCTCATCCGGTAGAAAAATATAGCGTGCTCCTAAACAGTTTGGATCACTTCCTCTACAAGGATCATCCGTCTTACGCCTTCCTGCTTTTTCACAATCACAATCAGGAACCTGCTGAATATTTGGGTCTGAGCAGGAAAAACGGAAGGTTACCGTCCCAGAAGGGTTCCACGCTGGATGAACCAAAGGGCCCCTATATGAGAGGAAGGACGACTTAAGCTTTGACAAACCTCGTAACGATAGGACCACTTCTATTAGTTCTAGCGCTTCTTGTCGAGCCGGACCTGCCATACGGTTACAGCTAAGATGACCCGTCCGAATCCTATCCCGAAGTACCACCAAACTTTCTTCTTCGGTACTAGGCTTTCCCGTTTTTCGGGATACTTGTACTGGAGCCTTGAGATTTTGGTAAAGATGGTCCCGGAGTTTTTCGTGTTGATTTTCAGTTCGTATTCCGCCCCAATCTGGAAGCGACTGCCGTATGCTCTCCAAACGGGTACCAATTCTTCCTGCCGCCCCCACCATCTTATCATGATCAATCCTCATCCCATTCAATCGCATATCTAAAGAAAGTAGTGATATCGGTATGACTTCCTTTTCCATAAATGAGATCAAACCTTGTTGAGCGAGCTGCTTCTCCTGCCCCAGTTTAATCCGGTAGGTTACGTCCACGTCTTGGCAGACGACTAGATCATCTCCGCCTGCATACTTACCAGCAACCCGAGATTTCCAGTATCCTCGGACGGGCGGGTCTGCATAAACAGCAGCCATATCTACGATGTTGTGCGGGGCGTCAGGATTAAGGAGGTGCCCGGCCTGCCGGGTATCCCAAAGCCACTTCGGAGCCGGAAAGCCCTCACGGTGCGTCAGGATCCACGCATCGTAAAGTAGGTAATTTTGACCAATGATTGGTCGGTTAAGTAGATCACCGACTGCTGGGTCTTTGGGGTCCAGGGCCATCGCTCGGCCAGGGCCGGGAGAAAATCCAACCACTGTAATCGGGCCTTCGAAGGTTTCTGCATTCGGTCCTTCAATGTCGATAGAGATAGGAACATCTCCCCACGACTGAGCCACGTTCCACCCGTTAGACGGTCGAATGATGTAGTTTTCTTTGAGAACCGACGCCGCAAGCTCCTCATCTAAATGGCCTAACCTCTGAAAATCTCTATTGACGATTGGTCCTATTTGCAAGAGTTCCTTCATTATGTAAGCGGGATGATAGGTGACGAAGAGACGTTTCCCGTAAGGGATTCTATCGGAAATGTAGGGATTATCAGGCTGCGCTGGAACGCGCCCAACTCCTTTGCACGGCTTGCAACCTGTCTCCCCGCGAGATACGCTTCCAAGACCAGTGCATTTTGAGCAAGTACCACCATACTGGAGTTTGCAGGTTTCACAACGTCGGCTAGGTTTTGCTCGATGCTTATCGCAGATAGCCTCACTTTGGACCATGTCCCAAATATAGGTGATCCCTTGCCCTTTACAACCAGAACACCGCTTGTTTCCTTTCGACACTCGGCCTGTAGCCCCGCAAACAGAACATCCCACCAACTCACCTGATTCAAAGATAGTACCACGGTAACGACTGATGTTATGGGCTCCCCTAGTAAAATAGTACAGTGGGACGCCCCCAAGACCGACAATAGTGCTTCCTTTGAAGGAAGCAATTTCTTCTTCGAGGTACCGCTTACTGCACTCTCGAATTTGGGCGTGGGAGGGGGTTGCGTTGATATGGTCCCCGTTATAGTCGCGGGTCGCTGGGACTTGTTTACCTTCTTCATCAGTTGTCCACTCCACGGGTCGGCACTTGACAACGTTCGTAACGTATTCTCGGCTCCTAACGATAGTCGTATTAGCGTAGAGGAGCTTATTCAGAACTCGGCCTGTTCCACCAACTGCGGGACGGCCCTCTTCAACCTCAGTCGCGCCGAGGGCTTCGAGGATAAACATGTATCTAGAGTTATGAAGATCCCCGACCCCCGGCGCGAACCCAAAGCTGGTAGAACGAAAGGGGCACGGCCCTAAAGGACCGGGCCCCTTACACTGCTCGGCTACGTACTCATCTGAGTGATCCGATTCACAACCTGAGCATAATATTTCTCCACAGTTCGGACCTGTAAGAGAAAAAGGAATCGGAGGACCCTTTTTATCGGACACTTAATCCTTCTTCGCGTTTATTTGTCATAGGCCCTCCAGTGAGCCCTCGACCCTCGGTACTTCCCTCTCCGGTCTTTCAACCGGCCGGGAGTCGGAAGGCTCTATGCAGGGTCCAAGCCCCCGCATTATTGTGCGGGCCGGGCTTGATACCGGCTCTGGTATGCAGCGCTCGGGTAGGGATACCAGCACCATACAGCTCCCGGCCCATACCCTCGAAGGGTGCGCTTCGGAGTGTGTCCTTCCACACCGCCGCAGAAACTTTACCAATTACTTTTACTGAAGTTCCTTTGGAGGGTAAACATCCTCGGCCTTCCGTGCGAAGCTATAACCCCAGTTTCCACTCACCTCTTGTGTAGCATCATTCGTCCAGTGAGTATAAGCACCAAAGACCGATGCTCCTCTAAGATCATCACCAATGGCCTTAGGGTTAATGAAAGCCTCCCCGTTCTCCCCAATAACGACTGGGATAGACTTGTCTGTAACGGCTTTGTAAAGAGCCTTCAGCTTTCCTACTCCCTTCCCTGTTAAGGGGAAACTGTCCGTGACTCGAATAGCCTTCGCCAGAGGTCCTGTAGGGCCTTTGGTTACCTTGTAGGCAGTATGGATTTCGGCCCGAACGGACAAGACCTCGTATGTCGATCCATCCCTACTCTTACGGGTGGAGGGCTCTGCTCTCAAAATATCAAAGCCGTAGACACCGATTGGGGGAACGTCCCCCTCAAAGAACTCTTTTGCTGGAATCATCCCGTTTGTCTTTGTCTCACTCACTTACTTCCTCCTTGCCCTAAAAGGGCGCTTAGTAGCTCAAAAGCATTTTTGTTCGTCCAGTTGATAGTATCTTTTAGCTGGTGGGCGTATCGCGTTTTTGCTCGAAAGTTTGAACTTCGCGTTGGGTGAATACGGTAGTCCCCGCCCTTCGTTAAATCAAGGTACAAGAACAAGTCAAAGTACCCGTCGATGTTATACTTCAAATCTCCAATGAGGATTGGATAGCCCGCATATTCAATATCCTTGAATTTTGGGTCGGAGGGAGCAATCAACCCCTTAGGGGATTCCTCCGTTCGAGCAAGTCTGGCATGAGCGGTAACGATGGTATGTTGAGGCATCTCACGGATCCCGTCTACAATGTCCCGGAACTGTTCCATCATCGTCCCGAAATCGTGCACGTCTGGTCTCTCCGAAGCAGGAACCCTTCGCGGTCGCGCCATAATCCCAGATGCCGGTCTTGATGGAGATACTATTTCCCCAGAGCTATTCCTAACCTCTGCTAAAGCCTGCTCCCCCATAAGGAGGTCTTGTAGACCTGTAGCAGTCTCAAATATTACAGTTTCAATTCGCTCCCCAGGGAAGTACTCTTTAAACATGGCCTCAGAGTTTAAGACTACTGCTCTGATGTCCTCATAGCTTTCTACTCTGACAACTGGGACATCCCTACCCAACGACGTTGCCGTTGTATGGCGCCGCTCGTTACAGTCTATTATGCAAGGGTAGGGGAAATCGAGCCCAAACTTTGTTTTACCACAACCGGGGTAAGCATAAACGAAAGCATTTAGTGACTGCTTGTTTCCTGTTCGACTGGTCTTCATACCTTAGACTCTTCAGGGGAAGCCAAGTGGACAGTATCCCCAACCACTTCAACCACCAACGCAATTGGGCCAATAGGCGTAATATTACGCTTAGGATCCAACTCTATACTCAGATTCCCTCCTGCCATTTTTACTGCACGAGTGAGTAAGTAAAGTACTTCGTTGTAGGTTAGTTGGTCCTTCTCAAGTTCTCCGTCAGTCGGTAGTTCTCCATCAGTCGGCATTTTTAACCTCCCCCATCCTTTCAGGCTCGATTTGAGGATTTTGCCAGTCTACCTCAGGCACCCAACATATGCCAACATAATCGCAAGGTCGACCGTACAGGTCACAGGAATGGTAGTTCGGAGGATAGTTCAGGGTACCTTCAGCAAGTAGGATCTCCTTCCCAATCCGACGCCGGCTTTCTAGAAAGAGATCTACTTTCCATTTGGACATGATCGTGCTGACTTGAGCGAAGGGGTTCTCCCCGTTCGGGATGGATCCAGCGCCAGCACACTGTACACAAGTAAGCTTCTTTTTCTTTCCGTTGTGGCAACTTGGGCATTGTCGATACTCCTTTACACGCCGAAAAAGGTTGACGACGCCACTTCGCACGGGCTCGCCTAAGGTCCTTCCAACGGCCCACGCATAGCCAATCAATTGGAGGGATCGACTCCATTTAACCTTAAACATCGACCAGCCATAGGAATCTATTGGAAAACTGGAAGTCGATTTATTCTCCCCTACGGCAAGCTGCCCATGCTCTCGTCCAACAATATCCACCCGACCCGTATAGTCGATACCCTCATCCAAAGGTACCCGAAAGGTCCGTTCCGTCCCAAGAGGAACAAACCCCCCAGAGGTTTCGGGTAGGGCAAAGTAGCGCCGGAGGTAACCTTCAACCTCTTTAGCCAAAACAGTCAACTTTGCCCGTTCAAAATCATCACCCTCCGCAAGGGTCTCTACCTCATGCCACAAAGCAACTAGGGCTTCTGTCTCCCCCCTTCCCGCAAACCACGGATCCAAGCCTGCGTGGAGTAAAGTCCCAAAATCTTTTTTCTCATCATGAGCCTTAAGCACAAGACCCTTGATATACCGTAGGTAGTAAAATCGACGACACGTCTCCCAAGCCTCGGCTCTAGAATGGGAAAGCTGTAAAGTGGGAGGCTTTACAATCGGCCAACCGGAACAGGATATACCTGCCCATGGATAAGGTAGGGCTAAACTGGTTTCCTTCAAGCGGTTTTCTCCATGTAGCGATCAGAGACAATCTTGAGCTGCTTACGGTGCTCGCCTAAAGTTTTAACAACTACCCCTTCTGAAACTTGGGCCTTCCCCTTGGCAAGCACAGAATTTCCATTCGCCATTGCAACAGCCTGCTCTAAATTGAATCCCCCTTGATAAAGAAGAGGGACTTGAGGTACTCTAAACTCAGCTAAGACTACACTAAGCTCAACTCCCGACCACCAGGCTGAACCATCCCAGACATCAAAAGCCACAAATTTTGGCCCGCCTTCGCCATAAGTTAAGTCTTGAACTCCTGGGCCATAGACTTCACCGTAAAGAGCATGCTGTGGATAGGTTTTCAAGAAGGTTGTAATCTCTGGCGTAGCAGCTAGCGCTGCTTCCCACCACCCTCCAGCGCCAGGCCACTTCCACATAGTCCTAGAGCGCATGTAAACCTTTCCACGGCCCAACCAAGGCTTACGCCAAACATAGCAGGCATTCGCACCGTGGATCTTCTCCGTGATCATAACCGGAGTCCCATCAGGGATAAGGGCTAAGTTCCGCCGGAGGTGTTCTATATCATAGTATGGAAAGCGACCTCGTGGCCGGTTCCCTAATTCTCGGATAAAAGCAACAAGCCTTGCCCACCAAGTTTTGGGGCGCTGTCTGGGGCCTTCTCGTCGGGCGGAAGGGGGCTCGTAGGGGGTAATGTCGAGCACAGTGGACAAGTCGTCTCCAATCCTGGCACCTGGAAGTGCACGGCTGATAAGCCCGTGAGACCATTCACCTCTAAATCGTCGTGTCCGAATTCTCCGCTTACCGTCAAGCCATGCCCACTCGGGCAAGTCAGGGACAACACTATCTGGCCGGATATAGGCCGCCAGGTCGCCATCTTTCCAATCCTCCGTCTTAACTACAACCTGCCAACCGAACACATCCACAATGGACAGAGTGTCCGCATTCGGATGTGGACGGAGCTTTACTTCCACTACGGGGACATCGTAGGTACTACTCATAGGTTAGACCGTAATGCATCATAATCACGATCATCTTCACCTACGGAGTCTATCTCAACTTCAATCCTAGCTTCTGGGTAAGCACCTTCTACCTGTCGTCGGATATAGGATGCAATGTCTTCAGGAGTTGCGTCCCCTGCATTTATATCCACTTCAACGAAGACGGAAACAATCTGCCTACTCATCTTTATCCTTACTCTTTGGACGGGGCCGCCGGAAGGTTTCCCACTCTTTTGGGGCATAGATCGTTGTCTTAGGATCTTGAGTTCGCTTGCGAACTTCTTCAGAAGCGTTTTCTAAATCCTTGTCTAGGTCTTCGTGTTTGTTCTTCATCTTTCCTCTCTTTTCGTCGATATTGAGGGAATCGCTTCGCATAATACTCCGTTCCCCCATACCTCCTATACATAAGTTGAAGCCACGCACTTATAGCATCCAACTGAGTCAGAGTTTTCTCTACATGTACATGAATTCTCGGCCCAAAATTTGCAGCCATTTCAAATTGAAAAGTCTCTCCCCGCTCAATTAGCTCAACCGCTCTATAGCCCGCACCCCATATTATCGAGAGAACTACTTGATCACTGCTAGTTTCTACTACACCGAGATCAAGTGCCCGCAAATAAGCTTCCAACTCTTTAACAGCAAGCTGCCACCGGTTTTGTCGGTGCCGCGCGGCTCCAGCAGTCATAACTGCACATTAGGGCGCACTTCAAATTCTTCCGTAAGCTTCCCCATCTCTACCGCTCGATCCCTCGTCCATCCTGACCCATAAGTTTTCGAGTCTGGGTCTACAATACGTATTAGCACATCACAAGCCCCAGCTATCTTTAAGTTCCTTGGGCGGTACCCATCGCCCCACCTCGGCCGAGCCGGTAAGAACTCCTGTACTGCTATTCCCATTGCTTCAGCTTCCATTCTAGCCATGGTATCAATTCCAGCCGCACCCCCAGATATCACCAGGTCTGGATGATACCGCTCCAACACTTCGCGTATCAGACTCCTTGCTGCATCACAACCAGCAAGCGTAACGGAGCCCACTATTGCTAATTTCATCACCCTTTCTCCTAGTATCTAGCAACTTTGGGGGTGGAGTATAGCATACAGAGAACTGTGGCACAACTAAAAATCTCATACCGCATCTTTACGGCTTTGGCTTTGGCTGGCCCGCCACCGCACGCGGCAGAACGGCGTCCAGCGACCGGCACGGCGGTAGATGCGGTCCCAAACGAAGAAGCGGCCGGCTAGGCGGGACCACCGACCAAGACGAGGCAAAATCAGGAGAGTGTTCATAAGAGCTGCCCTCACCTTTCCCCAACCTAACTATATGGTTATAACATCCATCCACTTGGATTTTGGTCCTGCCAATTGGATTCCACTAACCCCCTAAGCCCACTCAACTTACGCCACAACCTCCAATTCCTTGGATTTTCCTATTCAAGAAACCGTACGTTTCTTGTGGTCTGACCACTCGATAGCCGCAACGGGTTGTGGTTTTTGACTCGGCATGCTGTTTGCTTATATATGGTTGGTTATGAGCAGGAAAGCAAAGATAGGGGTCCACAACGAGTCCCGAGGGGAGCAATCCCAACGCTCCCCTCAGGCACAAACGAAACGAGGTAGCCAATGAACCACGGAGAAAGACTCGAAGAGGTCTGGAGCAGCAAGCCCAACCGAGTAGACTGGCGTGGTTTGGAGCTTGCCATTCGCGGTGTACTTGGTGAATTCAAGCAGGGCAGTCTCGTGGAACATGAGACACTCCTCTTGATCGATAAATATCTGGCGGCGTTTACTCGCCGTGGAAACACACTAGAAGGCCACTAATGACCGAAGCCCTGATATTCCTCTTATTCGCTATGGTGCTGTTCCTCACACTGAAAATTACCAAGTGAGCCCAAAACGAAAGAACGCTGACTGGGAGGACGCAATGACGAAGAAACACTTTGAGGCAATAGCTTCGATGCTAAAGATGGCACAGGCAGACTGCGATGCGGAAGTCTCTGCACGGGCGATTGTTCTTCAGCTAACAAGAGACCTCGCGTCCTTTTTCAATTCGCAGAACCCTCACTTTGACCGTCAGCGGTTTTACACCGCAGCGGGGATACAGTAGAGGGAAATATGAAAAACTCTCCAAACGCGTCAGGGACTCCAACACTTCCTGACTCACCAGAAGAAGCCGTGATCTTCCTACGTCGAGCAATGTTTCATGTCGTTGCTGATCACTATGCTTGGGGGCTCTTATACGACAGAACAAAGCAAATAGTTGAAGATGAGAACTTTTGCGTCTCTGAGCTAATCTACCTCGCCGCGACGAGGTGGGGGAGGGAGGATGAAGTCCCATAAAAAGTTTATGCGGAGCCCGGCTTTTATACAGAGCCCAATGCTAGTAAACGGAGAGGAGCGCTGGGCGGATACATACGGCACTGATAAAACTGCACTGGCGCGGGAAGCCCAACGATCTAAACGGGAATGCTGTCTCATGACTCGTGGGATGGAGTATAACATCATTAGACCCCTTACAGGTTTCATTAGGCCCCTTACAGGTTTCTTATCGCCCCTTGCTTGGGCTATCCTACGGTGGGATCCATTCCAAAGGGCAAAACCATGAAACTCGTAAGGGTATTTTGCCTCAGATGTCGAAAGGAAACGGAACACATAGCATGGTGGGACGGCAAAAACGTTCAGTATGATTGCCAGGCAGTAAACCACGATGCTCCACGTTCTTCAAGGAGAAAACCATGAAAGGGCTCGCCCATGTGCCAAAAGGTTAGCGGTCCAGCTTTCGAGATCGTCATTGCTATGCCTCTCTTCAAGGCCGGCTTTCCCTACTATCTGCCTCAAAGCCTAAACCAAAGCATAAAACGGGATACAGGGGAAGCCCGGCTTGCACTCTTAATGAAACGTGTCCTTATCGCAAGTGGCTCGAATGGTCTCCCACTTCGCGAAGGCAAAGAAGCCGTCAATGATAACGGGATGAACGTAATCGAGACGACCGGCGGATTCCACTGCTGGTACACTTTAGCGGCGGCGGAAGCCTATTGCCAACATCCAACCGCAGTGGACAGCGTTACTAGCCGCAAAATTTGGGTACAAGAAGTTCTCGCGTGGGGGTGGGCTATTCCTTTCACTTGGTGCGACTATAAGGATAACATTCAAGCGGACCACACCTACAAAGGTCTTGCTGTTCAATTCATCACATCTGCGGGGAAAAGACAATGATTACCCAGAAAGAACTAGAGGCAATGAAACCCTTCACCATCTTCGCCACAGGGACCACAGAGGGCAGGCGATGGGTTGCAGTGAGAGGGGGCGGTCCCGACTGGACGGTATACAGCGATAATCCAGCCCGTGACGAAAGGACCATCGCCCAAACTGGTGTCAAGCTTTGGAAGCCAACAGCCTTACGTCTAGTGGCAGTGGACGAAGACGTAGCGAACGCCTATCGCAACTAAGAGACAAGTCCATGAAGTTCAAACTGCAAAAGCAACACTTCAAGAAAGACCAAACCGCCAAGCTCGGACCACGCTTTGTCAGCAATGGCCAGTGGGCGGCATTCAATACCGCAGTGCTGAACCAAGAAGTCGTGGCTTCGGCTGACGCATTGCGGGCCTTCCTCGGCCCACAGATCCCTGTCGATGAGCTATCGAAGACAAACGAAGACCGGCTGGCCCAGTTCTTTAAGAGCGCTGATCTCACCGCCAGGGCGACCGGATGGATCAAGGTGGGCAAGTACGCCGACTCGCCGGACATGGTCCAGTACATCGTGGAACGTGAAGGCAAGCCCAAACTAGAGCTTTTCCTGGATCGGGTCTACACCGAAATGTTCGGCGTCACCAAGCACTCCGTCAAATGGTCAGGGAAGGGCACAAGCGCGGCCGTGATCGAAGATCAGGCCGTTATCATGCCCATCCTCTAAGAAAGGATAGCAGAATGCTACTCCGCGACCTAGCCAATGGTGACTGCTTCATCTTCGTTGGGCTCGATAGCATCGGCCCGCAGGAACTGATCCGGCAAGGGCAGAACCCGACCGTCCGCCCCCT